TCATATAATCTGGTTTATGTTTTGTTAATCCTTCTTGCGCCATGAGTGCGAGACAGGAAGACTGAACCCCTGCCCCGAGTGATAATACGCGCATTGTTGGTTCGCGTTTGTTTCCTTCTTCGTCAAGATATTCCGGTTCTTTTGTTGCTGCAACTGCTGCCATGTTGTTGAGCTTTTTACGATCAATTTTCGTAGACATTTGTTCCAAAACTTTTCTTCTCTCATACTCCATCTGCTCCGGATTAATGGCAAAACTATTCTTCTTGTTTTCCATTCTTTTTTTTCTTGTTTCTTTATTTATACTCACTTAGCATCTCCCCAGTTATCTTTCATTTTATAATCTACGTTAGAAGGCACCTTTAAATCTATACATGTTTCCATTATATTTTTTATTTCTTTTGCCTCTTTATCAGATTTTATACTACAATTCAACTCATCATGAACTTGTATGAGAGGTATTATACCTAATTGTTCATATATATCAACCATAGCTTTTTTAGTCTGATCTGCAGCTGTGCCCTGTATTAATCTATTAAGTGCCTTATATGTGCCGGCCCTTTTTATAGATCCACCCCATTTTGTAGTGGCTTCATCATGTGGCAGTGCTTTGTGGAACACGCCAGGATCGTACCAAGCAGGTTCAAACAAATCAAATTTACACCTACGGCCAAGATAAGTTCTAATAGATCCCACTTGATTTGCGCGGTTCATCACTGCTTCTAACATACCTTGCATAAAAGGAACTTTTGATCTAAACTCTTTGAGCATTTCTTTTGCTTCTATAGGTGATATATCTAAGTCAACTGCCATCTTTTTGTATCCCATTCCATACATAACACCAAGACCAATAGTTTTAGCTAATTTACGATCAATACCGGCCATTTCTGCTGTCTGTTTGTGAAAATCTAGACCTTTTACAAAAGCTTCTTGAACTTCTGTTGCCCCTTCGTTCTTATTTAACACTGCAAAATGTGTAAGAATACGAGGTTCTTGTTGTGAGTAATCAGCTGATAACCAGTACTCGCTTTGTTCTGGTATAAATATTTTACGAAGTTCTGATCCAAACTCATTTCTAATAGGCATCTGTTGTAAATTAGGAGCATACATAGAAAATCTACCAGTCACAGTTCCACCACTATCACCACGTATTTGATTTATATGTGCGTGTAATCTTCCTTTACTAATATATTTATGTATACCATCAACAAATGTTCCTTGTAATTTGTTTAGCACACGTGCTTTTGTAATCATACGAGGAAGCTCATGAGCGTGTGTATCTAAAAATGTTTGTGTAAAACTAGGAGCTCCTAACTTTGTGCGAGGATATTCTAGATTAACATTATCAAATGCCTGGGCCACTGACCGTGCTGCCCAAACCTGTACTTCAGATCCAGTGATATCTTTTATACGTTTAAGATATTTTTTTTCTTTAATATTTAATTTTTTTTTAAGCTCTATGGCCCTATCCATATCAACCCTGACACCACGTTTTGTCATGTTAAATATCACACGAATAAGTCTACATTCCATATCATATACTTTAAATAAATCCTCTTTCTCTATCTCTGATATCAATCTCTCATGCAAACGCCACGTTAATCTAGCATCTGCTTCTGCGTATTCCCCAACAAATTCAGCAGGTAACTTATACATCTCTGCTTTCGGGTCTATTCCTAGCTCCTCTGCTTTAGCTTTTAACAAAGATTCATTCTTAAATTCACCTAAGTATTCTGCTACCATGCTATTTAAAGTAAATGAATATCTATTCTCATTTAATAATGCAGCGGCAATCATAGTATCATGAATGTACCCTTTAACTTCGATATTTAACACGCTCAGCCACCCAATATCGTACTGCGCATTGTGAAACACCTTTTGTATAGATTCATCCTCACATATGTTTTTTACGTATTTTAAGACAACTTTACTGTCCATATTACCACCACCGTCATGAGCAATTGGGTAATATGCAGTGAAATCACCACTAGATACGGCGATACCTATAACCTTTCCAATCTTTCTAGGCCAACCCGGACCCATTTTCTTTAGATCTGTATCACACGTCTCTAAATCTATCGCCACTACGTCCCTTCCTTTCATGGAAGGGAATTCCGTGGGGTGTAGCCATTCTGCTTTTACTTCGTTTTGATTAAAAAGATCCACTATTACCTATCTCTCCTGCAATTGCTGAATAACCTGCCATATCAATAAAGTTATCCAAATTAAACTTCTCACCTTGTGTGTGTCTTGATATTTTTAATAATATCATCATAATTGCTACATCTTCAGCTGTAATACTAGCCATTGGCTGTAGCTTTTTATCTAAAAATATATTCCAGAACTCTGCAATTTCTGCATGATTCTTAAATGCATCTCCATGTGATTCATTTCTATCATTAGAAATAATCTCCTTAGCTTTCTTAAGTATTTCTTCTTTAGTCATATTATAAATCCTCTTTCTTGTTGGGGGTTAATTATATGTAGTGATTGTTTTGCACGAGTTGCACCTACATAAAATACTCTGTTGGTATCATCAGAATCTATTTCCATCTCTTCGCTATTAGCACGTGATAGATCTGTCATTAACATGACGTTATCACATTCACCACCTTTAGCCATGTGTATTGTACTTAAATTTATTTTAGGCTCGACACCTAACCCACCATGTTTTTCTAGTGACATTATATATGATTTATCTTTTTCTCCTACGGTAGTAAAAGCTACATCCCAAGGAACTCCTGTGTTCATTAAACCATGATGCATTGTTAAAGACTCTATATTATATACTTGTCCTTCTTCCAATGTTTTTAAACCTTTAAATCCTCTTTGTACTCCAATTCCACTTTTTAAATTTGCATAAATTGCAGCAACATCGCCATATGATAAATCTTCAAATTCGTTTAATCTTTTCCATGCATCCACTGCTTTAATTAAATCTTGTTTTATAGGTGACTTACCGTATACAGTGTATGGTAATCCTTGATATCGTAAATCTTCTTCAATATCATCTAACATATAACTACATGTAGCTAACGCAAGCCAATTACCATTGCGCATATCAACACCACCAGGATAAGCGTGAAATCTAACTTCACCTTCTACATCACGTGGATTCCATTCTTTTTCTCTTCTTTCACTTATTCTTGTAACTATATCGTGCGCCACTTTGTGCACCTCTACTGGGCATCTGTAAGATTGTTTTAATACACTTACATTACCATCCATTTTAATTAAATGTTCAATATCTGCCCCAGCCCATCTAAATATAGCTTGGTCATCATCACCGCTTATATAAACTCTCTCAGAATTAGCCCATATCTTTTCACACATGTTCCATTGCAATTTAGTTAAATCTTGTGCTTCATCAACAATTACCACGTCTAGTTTTGGCGTAGGACCAAACTCTACATATTGTGTTAACATGTCAGTAAAATCAAATTTATTATGTGTTTGTTTATAATCTTCGAAAGAACGATATGACCACAATAATTCACTCCAAGCGTATGCTAAATTAGATACATTATAATATTCCTGTAATTCAAGACATTGCATTTTAGATTTATTTATATCTCTTAAATATTTATTATCAGTAGATACAACACCATTATCTTCCCAATCAGATGTAACTCTTCTAAGATCTACACCATACTTATCAGAAAATTCTGCATAATCTCTTTGATCCATAATCTCTGATTTAGTAAAACCCATTTGTCTTTTACCAAATGCATGTAGTGTACAGAAATAAGGAAAATCTTTATCTGTTAAATTAAACTTTATTTTTGCTCTATCACGTGCCTCGTTTGTTGCCCTTGTTGTAAAACTAACAAAAGCAATACGATCTGGTGGAGTACCATTCTTTAGTTCCCGGTCTACGATCCTCAGTAGGTTTTCAGTTTTACCTGTGCCTGGAGGACCTAGTATTATATTAATATTAGTCAATGTGGCACTCCTCTTTATCGTTTACAAATATAAACTTTACATTTAATTTTTCTTGTTCTGGAGTCAAACTCCTTGCTATTCTAGATCCATCACTAGATCTATAACTTTCACATTTAACATCAAACAATTTAATTTTACCATCTTTCGTGGCTATTAAATCAACTGGACCAATACCGTGCCTATTGATATACACATCATGTCCATCATCAATTAAAAATTTTTCAGCCACTAATTCTGCTGACTGCCCTTTTTTTATTTTAGAACGGTGTTGCATCTTGTTTCCTAACTTCGTGCTCTGAATCTTGTTCATCAAAAGACGGTACACCCCATGTGTTGACACCCTTATTTTTAAGTTTCCAGAATTTATGTTCTCCATTTATTTTACGTAACTCAGCAATAATCTGTCCTGTGTTGCTATAGTGTGTAAATTTATTTCTTATTAAATAGGCATGTAGATCTTGTAATCTAAAATAGGTCATACTACTTTCTGTCCATGGCTTACGTAAAAGTATATCTTCTTTAATCTGTGCTTGCGCCCGGCCAGTACAGAACTCCTGGAGGTGAGCTAAAAATTGACCGGACACAGATCCGTCGTTTGACACTGGAATGCGTAGTGCGCTCTGCATCTTACCATTAACCAGTTGTTGCCAATCGGACGCTTTCATCAAAGGAGGCATCATGGTTAATACTTCCATAAC